AACAGTAAAAGTTGAGGCAGATTTTAAAGACGATCTAAAAGCTTTGGTAAATGAAGAAGCAACACTGTCTGATGAATTCAAGCAGAAAGCAGAAATCATTTTCGAGACTGCAATCAATTCAAAAGTAAATGCTGAGATTGATAGACTCGAAGAGAAGTATAACGAAGAATTAGCCGAGGAGATTGAATCTACAAAGGCTGACCTCGTAGAGAAAGTTGACAGCTACCTAAACTACGTAGTTGAAGGCTGGATGGAAGACAACAAGTTAGCTATCCAAAATGGTTTAAGAACTGAGATTGCAGAAGACTTCATGAACAAGTTAAAAGGCTTGTTTACTGAGTCCTACATCGAAGTGCCAGAAGGAAAAACTGACATGGTTGAAGAGCTAGCAGACACCGTTGATGACCTTGAGCAAAAACTCAATAAGGCCACAGACGACGCCATAAGCATGGCAGAAGAGTTAGAAGAATTTAGAAGAGACGCTGTAATCAGAGAAGCTTCTAAAGGATTAGCTGACACTCAAGTCGAAAAGCTTACAAAGTTAGTTGATAATATTGATTACGAAGACCAAGAAACTTTTGCACAAAAAGTAGCGACAGTTAAGGAATCATATTTCAAATCTAATCAAGTAACAGGTACTGATGAAATTGAAGAAGATGATAGTCCAGCAATGGAAGTATCAGGTTCAATGGACCAGTATTTAAAAGCAATTAAGAAAACCGCAAAATAGGGGGTACAGATGCAAAATACAGTATCTTACGATAAGTTGGTTGAAAAGTGGGCACCAGTACTAGATGAAGAATCTGCTGGTAAAATCACCGACAGCCACAGAAAAGCTGTAACAGCCGCGATACTCGAGAATCAGGAAGTAGCTTTAAAAGAAGAAGGAATGATTCAAGAATCCGGTCCAGCTAACAACACAACAAGTGTTGCAAATTGGAACCCTGTATTGATTGCGCTCGTAAGACGTGCTATGCCAAACTTAATGGCATATGATGTCTGTGGTGTGCAGCCAATGTCAGGTCCTACAGGATTAATCTTTGCCATGAAGTCAAGATATGGTGGAGGTTCAACATCAAATAGAGAGGCACTTGCTATCAATGAGCCAGAGACAAACTTTTCTGGTGACAGTGCTAGTACTCATGACTCTGATAACGTATCAGGTCTTAACGTTTCTAACTTAGATTCAGACTCAACTGCAGACGATGCAAGATTGACAAATCTAACTGGAAGAGGTATGACTACACGTGAAGGTGAGACATTAGGTTCATCAGGTAATACTGCTTTCAGAGAAATGGGTTTCACTATTGAAAAAGCAACTGTGACTGCAAAGTCAAGAGCGTTAAAAGCTGAATACAGCTTAGAATTAGCTCAAGACCTTAAAGCAATTCACGGTCTTGACGCTGAGACAGAATTGGCAAACATCTTGTCAACAGAGATCTTAGCTGAAATCAATAGAGAAGTAATTAGAACAATCAACGCACAAGCAAAAACTGGTGCACTACAAAAGAACACTGCTGTAAATGGTATCTTTAATGTTCAAACAGATGCAGACGGCAGATGGTCAGTTGAGAAGTTCAAAGGTTTGATTCTTCAAATCGAAAGAGAGTCAAACGTAATTGCTAAAGAAACACGTAGAGGTAAAGGTAACTTTATTATCTGCTCATCAGACGTAGCATCTGCATTAAACGCAGCTGGTATGCTCGACTATACACCTGCATTATCTGCATCACTAACAGTTGATGACACAGGTAATACATTTGCTGGTGTGTTAAACGGCAGAATCAGAGTTTACATTGATCCGTATGCAAATACAGACTACATCAACGTAGGCTATAAGGGAACTAACCCATACGATGCAGGTATCTTCTATTGCCCATACGTACCATTAACAATGGTAAGAGCAGTAGGGGAAGATACTTTCCAACCAAAGATTGGTTTTAAAACCAGATATGGAATGGTATCAAATCCATTTGTCGACACAGGTAATATGTCAGGCAGAGACGGATTAGCCGCAGTTAAGACTAACCAGTACTACAGAATATTCAGAGTTGATAATATTCTAGGTGCCTAAATCTTAGCACTTTTTAAAAGAGGAGCGCTCTGCTCCTCTTTTTTTTGATATAAATAACATTATGGCATTAACAACAAACTTCAATTATCTTCAGCCGACAGGCTTTAAACTCGTAATCGATAGAACAAACTATCCGAACTTGGATTATTTTGTTCAAGACTTTACACATGCAGGTGTCATTATGAACTCTGCAGATTTAGCTTTTCGTAAAGTAGCTGCTGTGCCGATGCCCGGCGACAAGTTAACTTATAATGAGATGTTAGCAAATATAATACTAGATGAAGATATGAAGTCGTATACAGAAATGCATGACTGGATGAGAAGAGTATTAGACCAAGACAATGTTAATCCAACTCAAAGGTTTCAAAATGCAGCGTTACCACCAAGCTCTGCTGATATAACTCTTTCGATACTCAACAGTTCAAATCAACCGATAGTAAGAATCAAATATAGAGACGCAATACCTGTTGCTTTAACTGACATACAGTTTCAAACAACTGGTGGTGGAGATTCATTCCTAACTTTCGGTGCATCATTTAGATTTACATACTTTGACATACTTAAAAAGAACCCTACAACTGGAGCTTTTACTGAATCATTTACTGTTACAGGCAACGTAGTCGGTAATAGATAATATATATTATTGGAGACATTATGATAGACTTGAAACAAGTCCACGAAACGTGGCAGAGAGATTGTGTTATTGAAAGTACTGATTTAGTACATACCTCAAGACAAACACCAATACTACATTCCAAATATTTACAACACTGGTCCACTGCAAAGTTGGAATTAAAACGTGCAGAGATGGAACAAAAAACTTTATTAAAAGATAAGTGGCTTTATTACAATGGTAAGATGGATAAAGAAACTATAGAAACAAAAGGTTGGGAACCAGATCCTTTTGATGGATTAAAAATATTAAAAGGTGAAATGGATTACTATTATGACAGTGATCCTGAAATACAAAAGTCAGAAGAAAAAGTACAATATTGGAAAACAGTTTTAGAAACATTATCAGAAATAATAGACAACTTAAAATGGCGACATCAAACAATATCAAACATAATAAAATGGAAACAATTCGAGTCAGGAAATTAAATCACGCAGTATTGCAAATAGATTGTAATAGTGGAACAAGTGCGGAACTAAGAGACTTTTTTTCTTTCTATGTTCCAGGGTATAAGTTTATGCCTGCATATAAAAATCGTGTATGGGACGGTAAGATAAGATTATATAATCAAATTACAAGCGAGCTGCCGGCAGGTTTATTTCCACAAGTATTAAAGTTTGCAGAGTCAAGAGAATATGAAGTTGAAGTACTAGAAAGCAATTATGGAAGTCCTAATGTCGGTAATCCAATCGATGTTGATATGTTGATGGCTTTTATAGAAGATTTAAATATGCCACACGTAATAAGGCCGTATCAGTTTGATGCAGTGGCAACTGGCATACAAAGAAAGAATGCGATATTATTATCACCTACTGGTTCAGGTAAGTCATTAATAATATATGTTTTAGTAAGATGGTATTTAGAAAATTATAAAGATAATGTCTTAATAGTTGTTCCTACGACATCTTTAGTTGAACAGTTGTATACAGATTTTAAAGACTATGGTTTTGATGTAGAAAATAATTGTCATAGAATATATTCAGGAAAAGATAAGAACACTGACAAAAGAGTCTTAATTAGTACTTGGCAATCAATTTATCGTTTACCTCACCAATGGTTCGAACAGTTTGGTGCAGTATTTGGTGATGAGTGCCATGGTTTTAAATCTAAGTCACTAACATTAATTATGAATAAATGTAAAGAAGCTGAATATAGATTTGGAACGACAGGAACTTTAGATGGTGCGCTAACACACGAATTAGTACTACAAGGTTTGTTTGGTAAAATATATCGAGTTACAAGCACAAGACAACTTCAAGATGACGATACTCTTGCAAAGTTAATAATACAAAGAATAGTATTAGAATATGACGATAATATAAGAAAAGGATTTGGCAAACAGACTTATCAAGATGAGATACAACACATCGTAAACTATCAAAGAAGAAATAAATTTATTCGTAACTTAACTCTAGATTTAAAAGGTAACACACTAGTTTTATATAATTATGTAGATAAACACGGCAAGCCATTATATAATCTTATAAAAGAAAAAGCAAATGAAAGCCGCAAGATTTTTTTTGTATCTGGAGAAACAGCAACATCTGATAGAGAAGGTATAAGAGCAATTGTTGAGAAACAAAAAGATTCAATAATAGTAGCGTCACTTGGAACATTTAGTACCGGTATAAATATTAGGAACTTACATAATATTGTATTTGCTTCTCCTTCTAAATCACAAATACGTGTGTTACAAAGTATAGGTAGAGGATTAAGAAAAACAGACGATAACAAAGATACAACACTCTATGATATCGTAGATGATATAAGTTGGAAGTCACGAAAAAATTATGGAATATTACACGGTGACGAAAGACTTAGAATCTATGGTAGAGAAAAATTTAACCATAAAACATTTAAAATAAAACTATGAAAG